GATGTATAAGTTTTCCATTAGCCTTCGCTTCCATTAGGTGTTAGATCTTCCATCTGCATAGCTTGTTCAGTTGTAATTAAACCAAGTGAAAGCATCTTTTCTATAACTAGCAATCGCTCCATAGGTTCAACGCGCAAGAATGTAGAATCTAAATCGAACTTTACATAGTGACCAGCAGTAGATATATCATCCATGCTTAAACGCTGCTCGATTGCAGAGATGTATGGCTGGAACGCTAGTGCTACTAATTGTTTTCTTTCATCTATAATGTTTGCGTATGTCATAGATGTGTTGAGATCTGCTGACAAGTAGTAAGCAGGGATGCCGCACAATCGACTAATTTCAGTTGCAAGATTTTGGATTGCCTCGTTGTACATCATGTCTTTAGGACTGAAGCCAATATTCTGCGCCTCAAGAGTTGAGGTCAAATATGCCGTTGAACGATTCTGACGAGCGGACTTCCATGAAGCCAGTAAGCCTTGAACTTCCGCAGGTGGAAGATCTGCTCCTGTATTTTTTAACACTGTAGTAGCCATCGGAGTTTGAGCAGCTACAGCAGCAGCCTTCTGAATATCGATAGCTGCTTGAATTGTTCTTGCACCTGTTGTAAGTACGCCTTCGTTGAATGCTTGAAATGTAACTAGAGATCCAAGACCAGACATCGGACGAGGTGAACCATCAACATAGTATTGAGTCACAACAGTGTTAGTTACATTAAGATCAAAAGTGATACGAGTATTTGCTACCCACTCAAAAGATGCAGGACGATTATCCTCCTGATAAGTCTCGGTAACTTCTAGGAAGGCTTGCCCAAAGAATAGAAGGCTATCGACCAAATAACTGACAGTAACAAATTGTGGCTGTGACTTAGATAGTTGATGCACCCATCGTGGAGCTGCAATAGCTTCTCCAGTAGACTTCTTCTTGTACTCTAGCGGAATAGATCCGACTGTGCAGAGAAGATCGCGGCATCGCTTAATAGCAGGTACAGCCATAGCATCTCGTCTGCCAATTACAGGGAATGTAAAGTTGTAGATTGAGTTAATGCCATCGCCCATAATCTTAGGCGCGAGCTGTGCCTCTAATATTTCTGGCTTACGCGAAAAGATACCCATAGACAGAAATTGTAGCATTTGTCAAGCAATTAGACAATGTGATAGGGCGTGTCTAAGTATATATCTGTGGCTTAGGTGCAGGGATCATTAACTTGCTTACTACCATAGCCAACCCAATCGGAGCAGAGATGTCACCTGCTGACTTGCGCTTAATTATGCGCCATGCCGAATCGTTCACCTTAGCTGCGCAGTTATTCATCTGCTGGATCAATTCCTCTTGCCCATTGTGAACCACGCGAGCATTGACCAAACCTTCTAAGAGATCGCCACAAGCTTTATAGAATTGCTGACCTGAAACATCCTCGACCACGACTCCAGCATTGGCTAAGCGATCTGCAATTGTCTGAGTGGCGTACTTGTCATAACAGACTAGCCGTGGCTTATAGATGTCGCACCACGCCTTTATACTTGCTGCCATCTTTAACTCATCGATGGCAACCTGAGAGCTGTAAGTCTCCAAAATCCCGATGCCAATCCTCCCATCTGGGAGTAACTGTCCTGCGACCAATGATCCGTTCCGCCGTGAAGGACTGACATCGAAACCGAATACAGTATAAGCCCCCGCAGCCATTTCTAATGTGCTATCGGATGTGTCCTCAAGAATGCCATGCGGCCAAGGACTACTTAAAGAATCGATCCATTGACAAAGAGTTTCAGTACGCGTGTTCTCAATCGGTGAAGTAGCAATCGCTTCCTCAATCGCTTCCTCTGTGATGGTGTATCCCAAAGAGGGGTTAGCCAAAGCCCATGCATCGCGGTCTGTTATCTTGCAGTATTGAGGGGCTGAGTATTCGTAGAATCCGAATGACTTAGGTGGGTAGTCGATGGCTCGTTCCCGTAGGTCATTGAGTACAGTGCTGAAAGCATCTCCCGCATTCGAGGTAAGAAGCGTCTGACTGTTTGGGTGAGCTCTAGTTGTAGGAGTAGCAGCTCTGAATCCATCTTCTGTGATCTCTCGGACTTCATCGATGTAGAGCAATCCATTGACGGATCTACCTCTAGAGCCGTCTCTAGTTGCTGCAACAACATCAAGCCTTGCTCCAGAGAGCATCTCAATGCTTTCAGTTCCATTGGCGTGTCGGATCTGTTTGACGAATCCTTTAAGGTGGTCATTGGTCTCCAGTAGGTGAGTCACTTGTCGGAAGGTGTCTAAAGCCATGCTTCTATTCGAGCTCATAATAAGCACATTGGTATTCCACTTAATCAGGTGCGCGAGAATCAGCATACGCGCTAGATGAGTCTTGCCGTTCTGTCTGGCTACAAGAATGAGGTTTGTCTTACGAATCCACATGCCTTTTTTGTCCACAGTAAGCATGTCCTTGAGAACAAACTCTTGCCAAGGCATAAGCGGCATATTTACAATCTCACATAGGTCTTTTACATCTTGCAGCTTGTTTTTGCCCTTGAGAAGTGGACTGTGAAGCCGTGGCTTGGTTGCCCCTCGTAGGGCTTTGGACTTTCTGGGCTTAGTTGTCATTGGTTTGGACTGGGTCGGAGCTTAAAGGGACTATCCAGCATCGTCTCGGACTGCATCGGGGAGATATTGCTTGAAAAGACAGGGGGGGTAGCCGTCCGTGCTAAAAAAACCCCATCATTGAGCGCACCCTTACGCAGGTTGCATGACTTGCATAACACTCTGAGATTATCGAGCTCATGACCACCACCTGACTTACGTGGTATGACATGATCAATGTGCATCTCGCCTTCATCTGTGCCACATAATTGGCAGAAGCGACCATCGCGCTTGAACACACGTTCACGCTGCTCTCTGTACCTACGAGAGTTTAGCTTATCAATGGCCATTAGATCTCATCATAACAGTTACCACATAACCACCATGCATGTACTTCCATAGCTTCTGCTTCATCAATGCGTGTCTCACATCTATTACACATCACAGTAGCTGCTTCTTCTAATGCCATCCGTTATCCTTCCAATGCTGTAAGGCTATGCATGGCTCACCATATCTATGACCTATGTACTTAAGACCCCACTCTACCTGCTTATATCCATTAACCCTAGCAAGGTACTCACTACGTCCTTGAGGTATACCATGATGTGATCCATTCTTAGCATTAGGTCTCCAATTAGATTCCTTGGTGTATAAGATCTCCAAGCATTTATATTCTTTATAGTTATAGCCTAATGAATGTAATGCATATTCTTTGTATGTTACGTATTGCATTGGTTTAGATCCACCTGCATCAGGCATGATGCATAGAGCTATCCCAATAGCTACTAGCACCCCGCGAGCTACGCCCCTAAGGGGCTCGCGGTGAGCCTTTGAGAGGCTCTGCGCCGTTAGCGTACCATCGATGTCAAATCCATTTTTGTTATTTATAAAAGCCCTGCTCAGAACGGCGTGTCGTTTCATAAGTACCCCCTGTGGATAACTTTGTGGATAACTATTTATCCGTAGAATAGAAGCCTTTGCCCTTAAAGTGTGTAGCTGCTGCCCCAATAACTTTAACCATCGGTTCATTACAATAGTTGCACAAGATCACTGGTCGATTGTTCCATCCGTGATTGATCTCTTGATTAAGATTGCATCTGGTGCACTTGTAATCATAGGTTGGCAAGTTAAGCACTTCCTTATCATGTATGACCCACATCCAGAGCATCGGTCTATGTCTGCCTCAGTCGGTTCTTTGTCTAGGTGACCATATCTTAATATGAGTAGTGGCAAGAGATCCTCAAGTCTGATGATCGCGGCATACTCACGCGCATCTTCACCCTGTCCATTGAGTCTGATAACCCCAAAGCCTAATTCCCCCGAAATGGCTGTACGGCTTTTCAGCTGTGCTAAATATGCTTTCGGTTGAAATCCAGCGCGGGCTTTGACTTCAACATCGAATGGCACATTAACAATATCCTTGCCACTACCCCTTCCCACACATGCGCCTTGCCAGACAGTCGATAGGTACTGTGCGACAACACGCTCTGTGCGGAAACCTCTGTGTTTCCTAGCTTGACTAGCCATGCGCCATATAACCCAGGGCAACGCCACCAATGAACAGGCATAAAACTAGGAAAACTAACAACTGCTCTTTCTCATCCATTGACTGCTTTACACTTTCTGCATTGCCATGTACCTGCAGTTAATGTGCCATCCTTGATGACTGCTGGAATAATGATGTCATGAGCTTCTGTAGGCTCGTTGCATAACTGGCAGTTAATTGTAGTAATAAATGGAATGTCATCTAAATCAGTCCATTCGCCATCTTTGTCTATGTTATATACCTCGATGTAGCCCATTACACTCTCGCTTTCTGTGGATGAAACTTTCCGTCTGATCCCAGTGTGTACCACTTGGTAGGGCACCTATGTGCCGATGAGATCGCTGTGTTACAGAAGTAGCCACCCCATGCCTTG